CTTGCGCTGATCAAACTTACCGTTTCCGGTGAGCCGATTCGCAGTAGCTCCGGGGCCGTGTCGAGGAATGAGCTCGTTATTATACACGAGCTCATCAACCTTAGCAAAGGCCCTCGCAAAGAGCATCCGCGCCACTCGGACGAAGTCATCTCTGGCTCCTCCAAAGTGGTCGTTCCGCTCCGCTAGTTCCAACTCAACATCCACGTAGTTCCTGATCGACTTCGAGACCCTAGCATCACTGCAGGGCTCAAGGATCTTACCGAATACCAGCGTAAGCTGGCGGACGGCATAGATTGCCTCTGTCGACACAGCACTTGCGTGGAGCAGTGACCCAGTACACTTGTCGAACACAAGCTCAAGGAAACCTCGCAGGAATGCGGGGAGCCCTTGCGCGTTGTTGGGCCGATGAAAGCCCTGAAACGCGTCTGGAGCTATATAGCCTAACGACAGACCTCTCTCGAAGTCTGCGCAGAAGGCCGGGAGGGTAATCGTGAGAAACGACAACCCCTCGTGTTCGACTCGACCGCGAACAGTTTCCTGATCGCGGTGCGTGCTCACGCCACACCTTCCCGCCAACTCGTTGGCGAGCTCATTCCAGAATGCGGTCAAGCTTTTCATGCATCCCTCCTAACGGGGGTGGTGCATCTTCAGCATGGCAACGTCACCCGTCACGAGGGGGGCAGCCCAAAAGGCCACCCCCCTCACAACTAAATGTTCCTAGGCCTCTCCGCCGACCAGCTTGCTGGTATTACTACCAGTGCTGAGCCAGACGATGAGACTGTTCACCAGCAGCACGATCTCCGCGTCGGTGAACCCCTGTAGGGGTTCGTCGACCACGATGTAAGTGCTTGCCGAATACGGAACGTTCGTCGCCGGGACCAAAGGGTCCGGCGCGACCTTGACGAGGTCGATCCTAGCGGTGCGCCGAGCGCGCTTCCCGTACTGGTGCGAGATGATAAGATCACGGTCAGTAGAACTGAACCGTCCGATCCCCATCCCTGCGCCAACACGAGGAAGAACAGCGAGCGGCGCTGAGCCAGAACCGTCAATATCAAGGTTCTGAGGATCAGCGAACGCCATGCAGCATCCCTTCCTGAGGTGGTAGTCTCTTCCCAAACACGCATGGTTTTACGTGTAGGGGTGACCCATCTTGGTTAGACCAAGTGCGACAACGACCGCGGACTGACGTTCAGTCAAATCCAGATCGAGGTTGAACCCGTACGGGCTGGCTCCAATCCTCTGTTTCGTTTCCTTGACAGAGGTAAGGCTAGCTCCTTGAATCGGGCCTGAGAGGCCTTCATAGAAGCATTCCATGCGTCGATGACACATGACGTAGCCGTACTGGAGGACGAGTCCGTCGCTCCCTAGCGCGCTGATGTTGGTCATAATTGCACCAGTATCAGACACGTAGTCGGCGAGCCACGAGAACGGTAACAAGTTCCACGCCGTTGATAGCGTGACTCTCGTCCCAAGGACCTTATTTGCAAGAGCTTCCGAACGAATCAGTCGCTCGCGCAATGAGTTCCCAAGTGGAATGTGGTAGCGGTATGCACTAGAAAACCAAATCCGCTCTGTTGAGCGGATGGTGCATTTTCCGTTCCCAGAATTCGCAGTGACGGCACCCGGTGATACTGCGGTGCCATACACTTCACTGCTCTCGGCCTTCTCGGACAGCACGAGACGACGCCTGATCTTCTTGTCAGAGTTCTTCAGATAGTTATTCACTATCTTGTTCCGGTGCTTAATTACATGCGCCAGAGACTCGACATCAGAGATCAACGGTAGAGCTCCGAACTCAACGTTCAGATACTCACCGCCGGCACGCTGGGCAATATTACCCCGCGCCCTTCCGGGTACGGGTGCCAGCGCCTTCGGTCCCTCAAGGATTATCTCCCCGAGGGCTTCCGAAAGCCGGAAAGACGGGTTCGTGGGCAGAGTGCGAGCAATCGCTTCTGT